ATTAATTATTTTAGTTGGAATGAACAACAGGTGCTACAGTTAACTCGCCTGTTAAGAAATGAGTTTATGGGTGATCATAGAACTTCTCATGATAGTTTTGCTCCCGTAATATCTCTACAAACATATAACACAATTAATGCATATCAACCTCATATTGATTATTTTCACTATGCAGGTATATGTCCATTAAATCTTGATGATGAATTATCTAATAATGTCTCTGGAACTTCTTTCTTTAGACATAAAAAAACTGGAGAAGAGTTTACAGCACTAGCAAATTACAGACATAAAGAAACTCTTGATTCCGATCCAAGTGATTGGGAGGTATACCACACCCAGTATCATAAGTATAATGAATATATATTTTATGAATCAGCACTATTTCACTGTGCATATTGGAAGAAAGAAAACTGGACAACAAAATATCCTAGGTTCACTTTCAATACATTCACTTGGTAAACCCTTATAAATAAATACGTTATTACTTCAAAACCATGACTCAGAACGAAATGATTGAACAGTTCAAAAAGCAACTAGAAGAAGTTGTTGCAAAAATCAAAGAACTAGATCAGGAATTAAATCTTAAGAAAGAAGAATATTTTAAATTAACAGGTGCAGTACAGGCACTAGAGTTAGCAGCAAAAGAATCTGAAGGTCCTACTACACCTGGAACTCTAGAAGATACTACACCACCAGCACCACCAGCAGACGGTATGGTTAAACCACCTGCAACTACAGGAGTAATTCAATAGGACTTGGTGGTCTGCTAAATACAGTAGAGGAATGTTATGTCTGGGATTAAATGGCACAACCGACTACGAAAGCAGAACTAAAAGATTATTGTCTAAGAAGATTAGGTGCACCCGTATTGGAAATCAATGTTGATGATGATCAGATTGATGACCTAATAGATGATGCTATCCAATTATTTCAAGAACGTCACTTCGATGGTGTCGAGAGGATGTTCTTAAAGCATAAACTTACAGCGTCTGATGTTGCTAAGTTTAGAGGATTAGATCAAGAACAATTATTAGGAACCGCTACAGGTGCAGTACTAACTGTAAAAGTAGTGGAACAGGGAACTGGATACACTACTGGTACTACTGCTGCCTATACAGGTGGTACAGGAACAAGTGCTACTTTTGATATCACTGCAAAAGACGGTCAGATAACAGAAGTAGAGATAAGTGCTGCTGGTACAAATTATCTTGTTGAAGATGAAATTACTTTTACAGGTGGTGGTGGTAATGCTAAGATAGAAGTCACAGGTGTACAAGAGCAAACAGAGTGGGAAGAAAGAGATAACTTTTTACAGATACCACCTCAAGTGCTAGGTATTAACAGAGTGTTTGGTGTTAAGGGAAGTAATATAAGAAGTAATTTATTTGGATTAGAATATCAGTTGTTCCTAAACGATTTGTATCAGTTTGGTTCAGTTGATATTCTTTCTTATTTTATGACGAAGACATATCTTGAAACACTAGATATGGTCTTAAATAATGGAGCATTTATACCTTATAGATTTAATAGACGTGCTGATCGTTTATACATTGACACTGATAGATTGATGTTAGATGAAGGATCTTATTTAATCATTGACTGTCATAGATTGTTAGATCCTCAGACATACACTGAGGTTTATAATGATCCGTTCTTAAAGAAATATACTACTGCACTTATAAAGAGACAGTGGGGACAGAACCTTATCAAGTTTAAAGGTGCACAGTTACCTGGTGGTATTACAATGAATGGTAGAGAGTTATATGACGATGGTAATTCTGAAGTCATGAAGATAGAGGATGAAATTACATCTACATACGAACTTCCACCTAACTGGGAAATAGGATAAATGGCTAAGAATACCTATTTTACTCATGGTACTAGGAACGAACAGATTCTTAATGGGAATCTTGTAGATGAATATCTAAAGATGTTTGGTTTAGATATAATTTACATACCTAGAAAACTAATAAGGAAAGACACTATATTAAATGATGAGGTTATCTCAGAGTTTAATGATGCTTATCAAATGTCTGCTTATCTAGAGAACTTTGCAGGATTTGAAGGTAATGGAGATTTCTTAACTAAGTTTGGTATTCAATCTAGTGATGAAATAAAGTTAGTAATATCTCGTGGTATGTATGAAGATTTTGTTGCATACTCAATGACTGGTGCAGAAAATATTGAAGTAGGAAGTAGACCTCAAGAGGGAGATTTAGTATGGTTTCCCTTATCTGCTAACCTATTTGAGATTAAATTTGTAGAGCATGAAGATCCTTTCTATCAGTTTGGTAAATTATATACATATAAACTTACATGCGAACTCTTCCAGTACAGTGGAGAAACTGGTGGTGGAGATGGTATACTTGATAGTCAGGTAGATGAAGGGTTTGTTGTTAAATACTATTACGATAGTATTACTGGAGCACCATCTATAGGTGAGACAGTAACTGGTGGTACTAGTGGTACTACTGCTAAAGTTAACCTTTGGAACACTACAGAATCTTGGGTAGAACTAAGAGCATTTAATGGAGAGTTTCAAACTGGTGAGACACTCACAGGAAGCGATTCTGGTTTCACTATAAATATAACTACATTCGATGAACTTAACATTAAGGACGCTTATGCAGATAACCTAGATTTCGAGACATTAGGTGATAACCTTCTCGATTTCACTGAGGTTAATCCGTTTGGCGAATTTGGCAATAGGAGTTAATTATGCTAGGAACTTACAATTACGATCAGATAATACGAAAGACAGTTATTGGTTTTGGTACACTATTCAATAACCTAGAGATTCGTAGATACAATGATGACAATACCACATATCAGAGGATGAAAGTCCCCTTGGCATATGGTCCTAGATCAAAATTCTTAGCAAGGTTGACTGAACAACCAGACCTTGGTAGACCTAATGCTATATCTCTACCTCGTATGTCATTTGAAATGAATGGTATTTCATATGATTCTTCTAGGAAACAGAGTCCAATAAACTATACTACTACTGGCACTGCAGATGCTACCAAAGGAGTAAAGAAAACCTTTGTACCAGTTCCATATAATCTAGGATTTGAACTAAGTATAATCACAAGAACTCAAGAGGACTCTCTTCAGATCGTAGAACAAGTACTTCCAACATTCCAACCATCATTTAATCTATCAATAAAATTAGTAGAAGAAGCAAATATAATTAAAGATATTCCTATCATACTAAACAATGTATCGTTTGTAGATGACTATGACGGTGACTTCTCTGATAGAAGAACTATTATATGGACATTAGATTTTGTAGTCAAGACATACATTTATGGTCCTACAACTGACGTTGGATTCATTAAGAAAGCAATCACTAAAGAATACAGTAGCACTAATCTTGCTTCACCAGGACGTTACCGTAAGTATCAGGTAACACCTAAGGCGAAGATAGATAAGAATGCTGATAACGTCATTGACGCTATTGATGATTCACTTCTAGTTCCTGGTGATGACTTTGGATTCAATGAAACTTCTGGTTACTTTGAGGATGTTTCATAATGGATACCAGTGGTATTGAAAAGAGTTTAGATGTAGCAGCAGAGGTTCTTCCTCCTGAGAAACCTAAACTCAAAAAGAAGGAACGTGAAATTGACATTGACAAAGATGTCAAAAAAGATTATGAATACTCACGTGGTCAACTATATGATGTTATAGAAAAAGGTCAGGAAGCATTAGCAGGTATTTTAGATGTTGCTAATAACACTGATCATCCTAGAGCATTTGAGGTTGCAGGTCAATTAGTTAAAAGCGTTTCTGACGCTACAGAGAAATTAATAGATCTACAAAAGAAAATGCAAGATCTTGAAGAAGGTCCTAAGAAAAACAAGGTTACAAATAATAATGCCTTGTTCGTTGGATCTACAGCAGAATTGTCGAAACTGTTGAAACAAGGTCTAAAAGATACTAAATAAAAGAAACTTCAGTAAAATGTTCATCATTAAACCATTAACAACTGCAGTAGATATTCAGACAGGTGCTAATAATGTCTCTAGTAGCGTCTTGGTTTCTGTTCTGAATACTGGAAACTCAGCAGTAAAGATTACATCTACACCAGCAGGTGCTTCAAATTATTCAGCAGCATCCGAAGTTTATATTGGTGCAGGAGAAAGAATAACTATAAAGAAAGAAAGCGATCAAACTTTATTGGCAGGAGGGTCATCAAGTGTTTGGGCATCTGGCGTAGCGTTCCAAGCATAACATGAAAACCTTTCATCAATTCTGTTTATCTGAAGAAGACAAGTCCTGTGGTAAAGGTAACTATTACTGTAGGGATGAGAAAAAGTGCAAACCTATACCAGAGGGTATGAAGGTAAGAGGAGATGGTCTTCTTGTAAAAGAAGGTGCTGCATGGACAAAGAAATCTGGTAAGAATAAAGAAGGTGGTTTAAATGAGAAAGGGAGAAAATCTTATGAAAAAGAGAATCCTGGTTCTGACTTAAAAGCACCAACTAAAAAGAAAGGTAATAAAAGAAGAGCATCATTCTGTGCTAGAATGAAAGGTATGAAGAAGAAGTTAACAAGTAAGAAAACAGCAAGCGATCCAGATAGTAGAATAAACAAGTCCCTTAGAAAGTGGGACTGCTAGAACTATATAATTTATTATGACTTCTGCTGAGAAGTTTGCTATATGTGAACAATGTGAACATTTTAAGCAAGCAACAAAACAATGTAAACTATGTGGGTGCTTTATGCCTTTGAAAACTCTATTGCCAGGAATGTATTGTCCTGATAATCCACCTAAGTGGGGTGCTGATTAATGTCACGTCTTACTCAGGCAGAGATATACTTAGGTAATCCTAATCTTAAAAGGGCAAATGTCCCTATTAATTTTACAGAGGAACAAATACAAGAGTATTTGAAATGTAAAGCAGATCCAGTATATTTTGCAAAGAATTATATTCAAATTGTTTCTCTTGATGAAGGTTTAGTACCATTTAATCTCTATGATTTTCAAGAGGAAATGGTTAAATCTTTTCATGCACATAGATTTAATATAGCAAAACTACCAAGACAGACAGGTAAGTCAACCACTGTTGTGGCATATCTTATGCACTACGCTATCTTTAA